TTAACGAGAGAGGAGGTAAAAAATGGCAAAAGTAACCAAGGTAAAATATTTTACTCCTGAAAAATTAGCATTAATAAATCCAAAAAACCTTGAATATTATGAGAAATACTTAAAATCAAATATAATTAAAAATAAAGAAGTGAAAGACACTACATATTATGTATATCAAAATTTTATGAATCACTTTTTGGTGTACCTTGCGGAAGAATGGGATAATATTGATTTATATAGTCAAGAATTTTTTGATAATGCTATTGATATAATGGAAGGATATATGAATTTTTGTCAAGATGTTTTGCAAAATAATAAAAAAGTTATTAATACAAAAATTTCTACGGTATCTTCATTTTATGCATGGAGTGTAAAAAGAAAATTAATAGACTATCATCCCTTTCAGGGTAAAATTGAAAGGATGAAAGGAGCAAACGATGAAAGAATAACCAAAGATTATTTTCTTACCGAGGAACAAATTGAAATAATATCAAAAGAATTAGAAGAAAATCCTATATTTGATATTCAGGATAGGATTCTTTTTCATTTAGCGTTGGATTCAGGAAATAGAGTTGGAGCAATCTCTAAACTTACATTATCTTCTTTAGATTTAGAAAACGGATTATTTGAAAACATAAGAGAAAAGCGTGGCAAACGTGTTGAAGTCGTTTTTGATGAAAAATGCAAAGAATATATCAAACAATGGCTTGAGATGAGAAAAGAAATGGATAATTTAGAAATAGATTCTTTATTTATTGTAAAATATGGAGGAACTTATAAGCCTATGGCATATGGAACTATACAGAATAGGGCTAGAAAGATTGGAAAAATAATCGGTATAGATGATTTTCATATGCATTGTTTCAGAAAATCATCTATAGATAGAGTTATGAAACTAACCAATGATATTCAAATTGCAAAAGAACATGCTAATCATAAATCTACAGATACTACTTTATTATATATAAAACCGAAGTCTAAAACTGAAATACGTGAAAAACTTAGAGAATTAAAAAATAAAAAGAAACAAAAAGAAGAAATAAATTAATTTCTTTAGGGATTCTTTTTTTATATATAAATTTCAAATTATGCGAGGGGAGAACAACTCCCCTCCCCTAGCGTAAATAAAGCGAAGAAGGGAGATATTCAAAATGGCTGATAAAATACAAATTCTTATAGAAGCTATATTAAAAAAAACTACAAAACAAGAATTAGAAAATGAGTTAAGAAAAATAGAAAAAAATTTAAAGCCTTTAAAGGTTAATACTGATACTAATGCTGAAGCACAAATAAAATTACATAAATCTTTGCAGAAGATATATAAAGAAGAAGAAAAACAAAGATTAAATCAAGAAAAACTAGCTCAAAGAGCATTAGCAGAGAAGGAGAAGTTGCTACAATATGAACAAAAAGTACGGATGGCAATTGAAAAACAAAAGAAAAAAGAAGAAGAATTAAATAAAATTTTACAAGAAAGAATAGTAATATATAAACAAGAAGCAGAAACTAAATTATTAAATTTAAAAAGTAAACATGGTGATTTACTTAATAATGCAGATATTAAAAAGCAAATTGGTGCTTTTAGAGAATCTTTAAACAATTTAAATACTAGTAATTTTAATGCACGAAAATTAAATGCAGATTTTAAAATGATTGAAGCGTCTGTCAAAAATGCTAATGCCGCAGTTAAAGCAACCAACAGGGATGTAATGACTTTGGGAGATATGTTCAAGGTTGCATGGAATAAAATGATTATATGGACTGGAGCAGGAACTTTATTATTTGGAACGATAAGACAAATAAAAGCAGCAGTATCATATGTAAGTGAACTTGATAATGCACTTAATGAAATTCGCATAGTAACCAATAAAACACAAGAAGAAGTAAATCAACTTGGTTTATCTTATAATAAACTTGCCAAAGAAATGAGTGTAACAACAAGAGAAATAGCATCTACAGCAGCAGATTTATTTAGACAAGGTTTGAATGATAGTCAAGTAGAAGAACGAATGAAAGCAATTATTCAATATGCTAAAATTTCGTCTATCTCACTTGAAGAAAGTAATAAAATAATAACTGCTACAGCTAATGCAACTGGAGAAAGTGTACAGAAAATTATAGATGTATTTGCATATTTGGGTAGATTTTGCCCCGCTGCTTAGTAATAAGCAGATGAAAATCTGGCTATATCGGAGAAACTCCAGAAGATGGACAACTCCGAGGGAAGATTTGTTTGTGATTAAATAATATAAAAATATGGTTATATGTTATTATTAATCACAAACAAAAACCCGTAACGACTAACAGATTCATGTTGGTAACAATATGGGTCATGCCAGACAACCATAATTACCCCTATTATGGTTGATGATATAGTCTGAACTGCACGTATAATCTAATAATGAAGGTGCAGAGTTAGGAAGAAATTCCTAACCGCCATACTAATGTATGGTCAGTAGCCGAAAGGCAAAAGTAACAGATTGGATGCTACAGCAACAGGAGCAGAAGAGATTGGTGAGGCTTTACAAAAAGTTGCAAGTACGGCAGAGAACAGTGGCGTAAGTTTGGAAAAAGCAGCATCATGGATCGCAACCATTTCAAGTATAACAAGAGAATCGGCTTCGGTTATAGGTAATAGTTTAAAGAGTATAATCAGCCGATACGAACAAATAAAAGCTAAAGGATTTAATGAAGAAGATGCTACTCAAATAAATGATGTAACTAAAGCGTTACAAGAAGTAGGAATTACTGCTGTTGACGCACAAGATCAATTAAGACCAATAGCAGATGTGTTAGATGAGCTTGGTAGTAAATGGGATGAGTTAACAAAAAATGAGAAGGCATATGTAACCACTACGCTGGGGGGTTAAGTAAATAGCCCTTTTATACAGTAATGTATATCAAAAGCGAACTATATCGGTGAAAGTCTTAGCCGTAAAGGTCGGAAGATAACACCGAGGGAAGATTTAATTAGGGATAAATACCCCCATTCTTTATCGAATGAAGATATTTATCCCTAATTAAAAACCCGTAACGACTAAACGTTCGCCTCCTATTTGTTTAGGATGAAGTTATAGTCTGAACTCTATGGAAACATAGAGAGTCAAGGTCGAGTGTAAAGACACTCTTGGAAGAACCTTGACCGCCATACTAATGTATGGTCAGTAGCCGAAAGGCGAAAGTAACAGATTGACATATCAGCGTAACAGGCTCATTACCCTACTCGACAATTACAATGATTCGTTGAAAAATTATGAAATTGCCTTAAATTCAGCAGGTACAGCAGAACAGAAATTTGCAATATATCAAGAATCAACACAGGCAAAATTTGATAAATTAAGTGCTGCGTGGGAAGAATTTTGGCAAAAATCATTAAATTCTGATTTAATTAAAGGTGTAATAGGATTATTAACAAGTCTTATAGGTACTTTTAGGAATTTACAAACAGTATTATTGTTTGTGGCTACTGGGTTTGCTTTATGGAAGGGTAACAATATTTTAAATTTCTTTAAAATATTGCCTAAACAGATTAAGACATCAATAACGAGTATGCAGTTATTTAAGGATATTCAAACTGCTACTATGATGGTTACAAAGGGAGAAGCTACTGCAATTCAAGGGTTGTCGTTGTCTTTTCAATCGTTAGGAATGTCAATTAAAGCTGCATTTTTGTCTAATCCACTAGGATGGATTGCTGTTGGACTTACCGCAATTATATCTCTTGTTGATGTATTTAATCAAAAGCAAGAAGAAATGAGACAAAAAATAGAAGATGCAGCACAAAAAGCAAAAGAACAATCTGATAGAATTACTGAATTAATGGGTAAATATAACGAAATTATTGATTTAGCAGGTGAAGATAAAAACGCAAGGGATCAATTGCTGTCTATACAAAGTGAGTTAGTAAAAACTCTTAGATTAGAGAAAGAAGCTATTGACTTAGTTAATGATTCACGTGGAGAGTCAATAAAAAAAATAAGAAAAGAAGCAATAGAAAAACTTAAAGCAGAAGAAAATGCTTTAATTGCAGCAAAAAATTTAGCAGAAGAAGAAAAGAAAAATAAAGAAGGTAGTAGTTCTACTTTATTTGGTCTTTTGGGAGGGTATGAATATACTGGTTCTCCTATTTTAAGTAATAAAGAGAATAAAGCTTTTGATTTAATGAAAGCCATTAGTGGATTAAGAGTAGATAGGTCTGCACTAGGCACATTTATATTAATGGCTGATTATACTGCCACTGCTGAAGAACGAGTTAAAATATTGGAAGCTGCTCTTGATGCATTAAAAGACGCAGGTTTGGAAAATACAAATATATTTAATCAATTAACTCAGTCTCAACAAGGATATATTGATGTAATAAATAAAGCAAATGAAGCAACCGATGCATATAATAAAAATATTGCACAACAACTTATACTTCAAAAAGAAAATGAGATAGGTGCACCTAAAACTGTTCAAGAACTTGAGAATTTTAGAAAAGCAATATTAAATAATTCTAGTGGTACTGAAGATTTTAAACGTGCATTAGATGAACTATTATCGCAAGAATTTCCACAATTTGCAAAACAAACAAAAGATAATTCTAATTCAGCATTAGATTTATCTAAATCTTATAAAAAATTGTTAAAATCAATATCTGACACATCGGAAGAATTAAAAACACTCAATCAAGTAATTGCTGATGTACAAAATGGTCAATCTCTTTCCGCTGAAACAATTCTTGATTTAATCAAAAAATATGATTTGTCTGCTGATGCAATTAAAAAAACATCAGATGGATATACAGTAGAATTATCGGCATTAGAAAATGTTCGTAAAGCCAAAATTCAAACGGCTTTAGATAGTATTGAAAATGAAAAAAAACATGCTAAAGCAGTTAAAGAGCAAGTTGGATCGAGATTGAAAAGCTATGGGCTTGAAATTGAACAATTGGGAAATGTTGCAGAAGTAAAGAAGAAACTTGCTGAACAAACAGATAAAAAAGCAAGGCAAAAAGCAAATGAAATAACTAATAGTTATTTTAATGCTGGTATAAGAAATCGTATATATGAACAATATTATAAAGAATATATGAATGAAGCTGGAGCATATGTTGAAACATTAGCAGACATAGAAGAATTAGAGAAAAAATCAAAATTATTGATAAGTATATTAAATGATAGCAGTTATGGCGTTTCTTCTTCTAAATCAAGTTCTTCTAAATCTACCCCATTTTCTGAACAATTTGATTTTATTAATACAAAAATAAAATCACTTAACCAAGAATTAAAAGAACTACAACAACAATTAGATGATACCTTTTCCCCCGCTGGCAAACAAACTATTATTGACAAAATGATTGTAGCACAACAAAAGAAAGCAGATTTATTGAAAAAAGCAATTAAAACTTATGAAGATTCTGCACAAAAAGAATTGCAAAAAATACCTGAATCTTTACGTCCTGCTGTTGTTAGCGGTTCTTTTAACATAGCAACAATATCTGAAAAAACTTATGGTGAGGAACGTGCTAAAGAAATTTCCGAAACTATAAAGCAATATCAGTCATTGACGGATACTATTATAGGATTAAAAAATGAATGTGCAGAAATAGATAATACTATTCGTAGCTTAGATTTAGATAAAATTACGCTTTCATTTGAAGTTTTTGATAAGAAAATTAGAGGATCTGACAGAGCATTAGAAGAACTAGATTATCAGCTAAATCTTTTAAAGGATAATGATTATGATAAGAAAGCAGAAATACTTACTAAAAAGATAGAAGTTGCAACTAAGCAGGTAAATGAATATGAACAAGAATTAGAAAGATTAAAAGCTATTGTACCTGCTAATGCAGAAGAAGCAGAAAAACTCCAGGAAAGAATTAATGAACTAACCAAAAAATTTAGAGAAGGTAAAATTTCTATTAATGAATATAACGATACTCTTGAAGAGACTGCTAAAAAATTGATTTCTACATTGTTAAATACACAAAAAGATATAGATAAGAAAAACTTAGAGAATCAGCTAAAAGAGCATGAAAAACAAATATATGATATTACAGAAGTAGAGTTTGAAGCATACAAAAAAGCAAAAATAGAGATCTTAAAGAAACAAAAAGAAGAAAATGAAAAATTTGCTACCGAAGAAGCTAAAGAGTTAGTGCGTTTACTAACAGAACAAATAAAGTTAGAAGAAAGCATAAGTTATAAAGATATTGTTAATTTTGGTGATTTATATAAAGAAATTCATAATGAAAAAATAAAACAATATCAAGATACAATAGATATGTTAGAGCGTTCTAACGAATTAGAACAGCAAAGACTTGAACGAGAAGAAAGAATATTAGAAATTCAAGAATTACAATTAAAGCTTCAAAACACCCTTAATAATCGAAACGTTCAAATATTACGTAAAAAAGAAGACGGTAGTTGGGAATACGATTATGTAGCTGACCCTGAAAAAGTCGAAGAATTACAGAAACAAATAGAGGAAAAGCAAAAAGATTTTGGCGAGTGGGAAAGAAATAATTCTTTAAAGCAAACTAAGGAATTGCTACAGCAAAAAAATGAGCAAGAACGAGAATTAATTAGAATATCAGAAGAAACATATAACAGAATTGCAGAAATAGAAACGACAAAGTTTAATGAACACTATGAAAATATGGATATACTTGCAGAAAATATGCTAGATAGCCTAAAAAATACATATAATAATAAATGGGACGAAATTATTAATGTATTAAAAGAAAAAGTAAGTATTGCAGAAAGAGAATATGCTAAATTACTTGGTGCATCTGTAGCAGGAGTCAGTGTACAAACGTCTTCTACTGGTTTTGGAACTACTCCTACTGCTGAATCAGAAGCATATAAAAGACAATTAAAAGAATCTGTTGGTGGAGATAGAGAAGCTTTTAGACAAATAGAAATAGCAAGAACGGAGCAAGTTATAGCAAACAGAAAGGCACAAGGATTGGATACTTCTGCTCAAGAAGCATATCTCGATTCATTGTTGAAAAATACTTTCAAATTTAAAGAAGGCGGTTTGGTTGATTTTACAGGGCTAGCATGGGTAGATGGTTCAAAAACAAAACCAGAAGCATTTTTGAATCCTACGGAAACTAAGCTAATTGGCAAATTAGCGGATTCCCTTCCTAATATGGCAAACATATTAAATAATTTTGCAACTACTAAAATGAAATTACCATCGTTATCCAAAATATCTAATAATAAGGAAGTAAAACAAATATTCAATATTGGTAAGCTTGAATTTCCAAATGTAAGAACGGCAGATGAAATAAAAGCAGCCATTCTTGATTTACCTAGATTGAGTTTACAATCAGCAAAAGCATATTAAGGGGAGATGTCCTCTCCCCTACCCTATTTTTAAGGTGGTGAATAAGATGATACAGACACCCGTGTTGTATCCGATACAGACGTATTCAGCTTTAAAATCGAAAGATTTTGAATTTTTTTATAGAGGTAGTGTTCAAATCACGCAAAATAACTTGGTAATACGAAGAACGTCTGATAACTCAATTGTCTATGATGAAACGATTAATACCTTTCAACACAAGCATACTGTAGATGCAAATACGCTTGTGAATGGTGCTGAATATATGGCAAGGATTAGAGTTGGTGATATAAACAATAATTGGTCTGATTTCAGTGATTGGATAGTTTTTTATTGCTATAGCGAACCTATACTTACAATTACAAGTATTATTGATGGTGTAATAAATAATCAAAATCCACTGATTACTGCAACATACGAACAAGCTGAAGGTGGCCAATTACAATCTTATAGATTTTTATTATATGACAATTTGGATAATCTGCTAATTACTTATGATGAAAAATATGGTTTACCCATCGAGCAACAAATTGAAAATTTGCAAAATAATAAGGTTTATAAGATAGAGTTGAGAACTTTATCAGTTCATGGAATGCAGTTTTCTTCTGGACTAATACCCTTTGTTGCACAATATATTGAGCCTAAGTTTGCAAGTGCAGTCAATTTGAGAAATTTGAAAGACAGAGCAAGTATTGAAGTTGCTTGTCACTTGATGCAAATAATTGGCGAAGTTGGCAGTGGTTCAATTTCATATGAAGATAATGATTGGATAAATCTTTTGAATGGTTATGTCTATTTTCAGGAAGGGTTTTATGTAGAAAATGATTTTACTTTAAAGTTATGGTGCAAACAAATACCAGTAAACAGTGTTTTTTTAAAAATGATTGGTAGACGTGGTAATATAATTTTAAAATATCAAGACGATGAAATCCATTTATATAAATATGTGTATGATACTGTTCCCTATCGTATATTTAGTCAAAAAATATATCCAACAAACGATGATGTTGTTTATATATGTATTCAGCAAAAAGATAATTATTGCAACGTTTTTGCAAAGGTGGTGAACTAATGATTATAGGACTTGATGCGTTTGGAGACACAGTAGATTTTGATACTTTTAATATAGTTGATAATTTTTATAGATTAGAATTGATGAATATGAAAGCTGATGAAATTAGTATTAAGGAGCAGATTGATACTGTAATAGATAATGAATCTAAGGAAGAATGGCATTACACTCAAGTATTACTAGCATTATTTCAAAACAATCTCGAAGCAGGTAATTTACAATTAGATGGTATGCCTGTTGAATATATAAAGATTAAAAAGCGTAAGAAAGAAGATTTATTATGGAATGAAATGAAATACATTCCTTTTGATAAAAATGTTCATGATTATTATTTTATAGATAAATATGTAGAAGCCCTTCAAACATATGAGTATGCAGTTCAGCCAATTGGTGCAGGTGGTGTCGTAGGAAACAATATTTACAGCGAAATAGAATCTGATTTTGAAGGTGCTTGGTTAGTTAATAAAGACAGAGATTTTCAACTATTTTTTAATCTTGAAATTTCGCCTTATGAAACAGTAGTTCCTACGAGTGTAATAGAAACTTTAGGCGGACAATATCCTATTGTTTTTACTAATGATAATGTGAAGTATAGAAAAGGACAATTGAAATGTATGTTGGTTTCTAATTCTACTTCAGATAAAGGTATTATAGATAGAAAACAAGAAAAAATTATTAGAAATAATATAATATCATTTTTAACAGATAAAAAGCCTAAACTTTATAAAGATAGTTCAGGCGAAATGATGATGATTATGTTGTCTGGCAATCCTACTTTAACTCCTATTAATGAGCTTTCACAACAAATATATAATCTTGAAGTTGAGTTTGTTGAGGTTGCAGGGGCAGATAGTAAATCTTTAATTGAAAACGGATTGCTTGAGTTGGAAGGTGAATAGCATGACAGAACAAGAATATAGAGTTCATTTTCAAGCAGTACAAAATAAAAAAATAAAATTATTAATACTCGATAATAACGATATAGCTATTGATGAAATTGAAGGTTATGCAATAGATGGAAATGTAGATGTTGACGCTAATTCGTCTATTAGAAGAACGTGTAATATAAAAATGGTTTTAAATTCCAAATTGTTTCCGTCTATCTCAAGTCCTATCTGGTTAAATAAAAGATTTAAACTACTAATTGGCATTAAAGATATTTTGACTGATGAATATATATTTTTTAATTGGGGAATTTATTCTATTTCAAATCCTACTGTGGATATTCAAATTTCAGAAAATACAATTAACATTAGAGGATATGATAAGAGCTGTTTTTTAGACGGAACAATATCGGGATATTTAGAAAATATTGTTAGAATACCAGTAGAAGTTCCTATACATGAAGCAATTAGAGAAACTGCAATAACGAATGGTGGAGAAACGAAATTATTAATTGATACTCATGAATATACGACTCCATATGAAATTGAGAAACAGCCTAATGATACTGTTTGGGATTTATTAGATGAACTTACAAAACTGTATATGAATTATGAATTATATTATGATGTAAATGGTTATTTGAGGTTTAATAAAGTAAAGAATATGTTGAATGATTCTGTAATATTCAATTTTGAAAATGATGACTTGATTAATGCAAAACAGTTAGATATAGATTTTAATAATATAAAAAATCATATTGTAGTATATGGCAGGTTAAGAGAAGATGGTTTACAAGTTAAAGCAGAAAAATCAATAACCGATGAATATAACCCTCTTTCTCCCTTTACGATTGAAAAAATAGGTAAAAGAAATTTGGTAATAATTGAAGATAAATATTTTACAGATGAACAATGCCAAATAAGGGCTGAATATGAAGAATGGAAGCACACCAATTTTAATGAAAAAATTACAATTACATGTGTTCCTATATTGTTTCTTGATGCCAATAAACTAATTGAAGTTAACTCGTCAAAATATAATATTTCTGGTAAATACATTATTGAAAATTTAAGTTTGGGATTAAAATATGACAGCATAATGACTATTACTGCGTGGAAAATTTATTAAAAGAGGTGATTATATGTCTAATCTCAGTATATTTCCTGATGAAATAGATTCTTTTGTTAGAAAAAGAGACCTTACTTATAATGAAATTGCTTTATTTAATGAATATAGAACCTTAAAATTAAAACTCAATAGGACTCCTGAAGAAAATGACAGATTAAATGAATTGACAAATTTACTTAGAGAATCATCGTTTTTACCCGATGATTTAAATAAATTACAAGATTGTATTATTAATTTAGAAACCTTTTTTAAAAATCAAACAGAAGATTATATACTCCAAAAACAACAAGAATTTAATGTAGAAATACAGAAATTTTCTTATAAAGGTCAATATAATTCTACTACCACCTATCAAATGTGGAATATTGTAACGTACAATCATGAAACATATGTTTCTAAACAAAATAACAACATGGGTCATATACCAGTTGGAGATTCTACTGATTCATGGTGGTTTAAAGCTGCAAGCAGAGGAGCGCAAGGCTTACCTGGGATTGGGTTAGTTTTTGTAGGGGAATACAACAATGCAGTTACATATCAACCAGGTCAAGCAGTAAGTTATCAAGGAGATATTTATTATTGTATACAAACCACAGTTGGAAATTTGCCTACAGATACTACATATTGGAGATTGTTTTTATCTGGAGTAAGACCCGTAATACAAGATACACCTCCTTCTACTCCAATACTTGGTATGCTTTGGATTGATACTTCGGATTGATTACAGGGTGCCACGCACACTCGTGACTTTAGTCATGAGTAAGTGGCACGATAATAATTGACAAAATAATAATATAATAGTATAATAAAATTAGAAAGGCAAAAGCATATAATTATTGGGGTGGTAATAATGGACGAAATACAAAAAAGTATTGTTGATGCTATAAAAATACAAGTTAATGAAAAAATAAAGGATTTACAATTTGATAAAACATGTTACGGAAAAGTTGTGGCAATTAGAGATGATGTATGCGATGTTGAAATAAATGGAGAAATGACGCAATGTAAAATTAGGAATGGTTTACAAATAAGTGTAAACGATATTGTTTTAGTCAGATTAATTAACAATGATTTTTCTAATAAATTTGTAGATGCAAAATTAGGTACAGCAGAAGATGTTGATTATGATCTTGTGACGCATAAGGCAAAAATTGCGACATCAACACAATTGGGGCATGTAAAGGTCGGACAAAATCTTGCTATTGATTCGGATGGTACTCTCCACGCACAAGCGAGCGGTGGTAAAAAAGTTGCTAAGTTTGTCATAGGCACATCTACAGCAGGTTGGACAGAAAAAGATTGTGATTATCTTTGCGATGGAACAAATGACCAAGAAGAAATTATACAAGCACTAAATGCTTTACCCGCAACTGGCGGGGGAGTAGTCATCCTTGATGGAACTTATAATATTACGGAGAGTATCAATATTCCAAAGG